ACTAGACCAAGATGAATTACACGTAGAGTCTACGAAGATTCCATCCTTACATGCAAAATATTATAAAATTTATAATAATATAACTCTTCTTAAAAAGATAGAAGAGAATAAATTAAAACAAACAAAAAAAGAAAAATGGTTATACTATACTGGAAAAGCAGATCCAGAGATATACATAGATAAACCTTTTGATCATAAAGTCATAAGACAGGATATGGATTTATATCTCGGTTCTGATGATGACTTGATTAAAATTCAAAGCAAAATGGATTATTACCAAGTAATGCTCAATTATTTGGATAGTATTCTCAAGAACATTACAAATAGAACTTATCAAATAAAAAATGCCATTGAGTGGCAAAAGTTTATTCGAGGTTACAGTGACTGACATTATCATCAAAAAGAAGAATGAAGTATATGTGACTGTCAAGGCAGAACCACATATTAATCAGGAGTTATCAGATCTTTTTACATTTGATGTGCCTGGTGCAAAGTTTATGCCACAATATCGTAGTAAGTATTGGGATGGTAAAATTCGTTTATATTCTCCAGCTACTGGTGAGATATATGGTGGTCTTGTAGATAAAATTGTTTCATGGGCAAAGAAGTCAGAATATAGTTTAGAATTTGAAAATAATCAGTTTTATGGTGCACCCTTTGAAGAAAATGAAATTATAAGTCGAGAAGGAGTTAAGGATTATATGACTCGTATCTCAAAACATAAACCAAGAAATTACCAGATAGATGCAGTTTATGATGCTCTTCGTTACAATCGTAAACTTTTAATTTCACCTACAGCATCAGGTAAGTCATTAATGATATATGCTGTGGTCAGATATTATGCAGAAAAGAATAAAAAAATACTTTTAGTTGTTCCAACTACATCTTTGGTTGAACAAATGTTCAAAGATTTTCAAGATTACGGATGGGACGCAGAAAATTATTGTCATCGAATTTATGCGGGCAAGGAAAAGACAAATGAATATCCTGTTACGATTACTACATGGCAATCAATCTACAAATTAAAAAGACCTTTCTTTAAAGATTTTGAGGTGGTAATTGGTGATGAAGCACATCTGTTCAAGTCAAAATCTCTTGTAAGCATCATGACAAAGATGGATGCTGCAAAGTATAGATTTGGATTTACTGGAACTTTAGATGGCACACAGACGCATAAATGGGTCTTAGAAGGATTATTTGGGCCTTCTTATAAAGTTACACAGACAAAAGAGTTGATTGATAAAGGACACTTATCAAAACTTCAGATACACATATTAATACTTAAACATAAACCACAAAAGTTTGAGGTATATGAAGAAGAACTACAACACATAATCACACATTCAAAAAGAAATAATTTTATTAAAAATTTAGTACTTGACTTAAAGGGTAACACTCTTGTTCTATTCAGTCGAGTAGAGACACATGGTCAACCACTTTACGAACTCATAAATAATTCCATACAGAATGACCGCAAGGTATTTTATGTACACGGTGGTGTTGATGCCGAAGAAAGAGAACGGATCAGAGAAATCACTGAGACCGAAAGAAACGCAATTATTGTAGCATCTTATGGAACTTTCTCCACAGGAATTAACATTAAAAATCTTCACAATGTCATTTTTGCTTCTCCCTCTAAGTCAAGAATACGAAATCTTCAGTCAATTGGAAGAGTTTTAAGAAAAGGAGACAGCAAGACTCAGGCAGTTCTTTATGACATTGCAGATGACATCACGCATTTGTCGAGAAGAAATTATACACTCAATCATCTAATCGAAAGAATCAAAATTTACAACGAAGAAAAATTTAATTACGAAATTGTTCAAATTGACTTAGGAGAAAAATGACAAAGAAAAAAAAGGAAGAACCACAAGATTTTTTAGCAGTCATTAAATTAGTTTCTGGTGAAGAAATAATTTCAACTGTAACTTCATGTGAGGAAGATGATCGAACTTTACTACTCTTAGATAGTCCTGTAATGTTTGAAAGTGTATTAATGAAGAATATGTCTGTTGGAGCAATTAAAGTCGTGCCTTGGGTTCAGGCAGCGACTGATACAATATTAATACTTGATATGGATAAAGTTATTACAATGTCTGAAGTATTTGATAAAGAAGTGATTCGTATCTATAATAGGTATTTAAATGATAAAGATCGAGATACTAATGAATCTATAGTTACTAAAGATATGGGATATTTATCTACTGTGACTGACGCTCGAATCTTTTTAGAGAAACTATATAAAAGGAAAAATAGTAATAGCTAATATGTCTCTTAACCCTTAACAGAGTTATTCTACACATATTTTATTACTTTGTCAAGTGCCTCTGGCATTATTGATCATTTTGTGTTATAATTAACATTAACTAGCGGAGATCGTATGAAATGCCTAGAACAAGAAAAAGGTCGGAACATTACGTAAACAACAAGGAATTTTTAAATGCAATTGTCATTTATCGTAATCAATGTAAGAGAGCAGAGGAAGCTGGCGAAGACCGACCTCGCATCACAAACTATCTTGGAGAATGTTTCTTGAAGATAGCAACACACCTATCATATAAACCAAACTTTGTAAACTATATGTTCCGTGAGGACATGATCT